TTCTTTCTCTCATTGACCTTATTCTTTTCCTCTACCTTCTTTTCATCTCTAAGAGTTTTAAGAATCTCATCAAGATTTCTCAGCATCACAACCTGTGGGTTGATGGATGCTAGATTTTCTTTAAGGTCACTCTTTTGATATCCAAGAATATTTTTTATTATTGATATCTTTCTTGTATTATTATCTACTCTATCACCAACTACCGATAGACTTTTTATAATCTTCGTGTTCAGAACAAACTGATTCTGAACAACACCTATTACACTTTGACCTGCTCTAAAACTTCCAGCAGAAATACGACGCCTTCTGGGATTCAAAGGATTTGAGATAGTTTCATCGGAAGGCATTCGCTTGCTGCTGCTTTAGTTTTTCTTCTTCAAGATGATTCATTAACATTGCCACGTAGATATCCCTTTCCCAGGGCATCATGTTTTCAATTTCTGTTAATGAATATTTATGGAACTGCATCAACGAAAAGTTGAGATTAAAGTAGTTCTCAAGGTTCATATGAACCATGCTTATGCGAAAAAAGACGCTAAGCCCTCCAGTACGACCTCGCTATCTTTCTTGGTGTTTGGATTTTTGACTTTAATAGTATGTGATAACTTGGGCATTGTCTCAAAGAACTTCTCAATCTCTTTGAACTGAGAAGAATTCATTTGCTCAAGAAACTCAGTCATTTCTTTTTTGGTGCAATCTGCTGCTGCCCAAACCTCATCCTCTGTAAAGATCTTATCAATGCATGTAGCAATCAGTTCAAACGATTGATCCATTGCATTTTTATCACTCATCTCAAAGTTGTTTTTGATGAACTGCTCCAAAGATGGATACTTCATCTGCATCATAATAGAATCATCTAACTTAATCTTGTCAGTGTGATCGTCGTTCTTTTGAACTTGGATGTCATCAAGATTAATATTAACCTTTACTTCAGTCTCTTCATCATCAGGACAGATGACATTAACTTCAATGTCTTCTCCCACAGACTTACCACGAATATTCAAAAACAAATACTCAATATCAAATGTAGGAAGTTGTTCTACTTTAACTCCCTTTGTGAGAATGCAGTTCTTGATAACTGACTTGATAGCAGTTGTGATCTGCTTGGTATCATCACTCTCAAGTGCGATGACAAGAAGTTTCTCCTCTTTTACAAGGAATGGTCTGTATTGAACTGTTTCCCCTGTGGATGGCAACTCAAGTTCATAAGTTGGTGTAGCAATCTTTGGTAAAGGCATAATGTCTCAAAGAGTTTTTCAGTGTGATTATTTATTTGGTTATTAGAAGGATGTGCCTCTTCTGTTGTTTCTATTTCTATTTTGGGGGCTAGCGTTTACTGAAGTTCGATTACCCCTATTAGTCAATCCCCCTCCTCGATTACGCCTATTATTCACGCTACTTCGATTATTTGAATATGGAGTTCCACCTCTGGTGCGAACACCATTATTACGAATGGTAGTAGTGCCAAGGGGAAGTCCACCTTGACCTCGAAGAGGGCGGGTGGTATTTGGTGTATTTAATCCTGTAGCAGTATTTACAGCAGCTTGTCCAAACGGACTGTCACCAAAGTCAAAAAGGATAGGATTATTACCTACACCAACATTGTAACCATCAAGATTGGTTACTTTATATCTCACATAGGACATTTGCACTGTAACTTTGAGTAACTGTGAAGTATCATATGAAACTGGCATGGAATTTATTGCAAGCGGGAATGTTCTTGCAAAAGAATATTCAACCAGACTACCACTATTAACAAACTTTGTGTCACCAAAGTCAGTGCCCGCAAAAATATTAACGATGTCTTCGAGCACGTTCGATGTTCTTACTTCAGTGTAAAAATCTTTTTCAATTTTTGTAATCTTAAATCCCTGACTCGCTATGTATTCATCTGGGTATCTAAATCTATAGTTATAAGTATTACTCAAAAGATCTCTGGGTCCAAGATCCTCACCAGCGATTAACTTCATCCACAATTCAAAGAACTGAATAGCAAGATGTCTTTCAGTATCGACGTAAAATGTTATGTCTATACGATTATCAAATACTTTTCTGTAAGCGTGTGTTTCAGTCACGCCGGTTCTATCATTATCAATGTTCATTGTGGCGAACGATGACCCTGGTAAACTGGCATCAGAACATTGGAGAAGAAATTTATCCTGATCCGTTCCTAAGAATGATCTCAGTTCTTCTCCCACCAATCCATCAGGAAATCCAACATCCAATAAAAAATGAGAAGTTTGTGCTGGACTTAGTAGTTTTGATTTTACTTCCGATATGGAAGTTACTCCTCTAGGCATCTAAATAACTTTTAACCTTATATAATATGTATGGGAGAAAGTATTAAAAGTAAATACAAACCTTCGCATCCAAGGAAATATAAGGGTGATG